TTTGACAAGGAAGGGTTAAACCATGGGCGTGCCAATTAGTAATGTGACAAGGCGGGTGGTCTATGCCGCAAGCGGCACCGGCCCGTATAACTTCACGTTTGAGATCTTAGCTGCGGGTGACATTGCGGTGTACCGCGATGACACGCTGCTGACGCTGACCACCAATTACACAGTCACCATTAACAGCAACGGCACAGGCTTTGTGACGCTGACTGCTACGCCGACAGGTGCTACACAGATTGCTATCGTCGGCAACCGTACCATCTCGCGCACGACTGACTTTGTGACAGGCGGTGACTTTTTTGCGAACACGCTGAACGACGAGCTGGATCAGCAGACTATCTTCAACCAGCAGAATGCTGAAGGCCTGCAGCGTGCGTTGATTGCACCGCAGACAGACCCGACCACAATTGACATGACGCTACCGAGGGCGGTAGATCGTGCCAACAAAACGCTGGCATTCGATGCCAACGGTGACCCAACGCTAGGCATTAGCGCTGCCGATGTAGCCAATGCGGTGACCTATGCCACCAACGCTGCCAACAGCGCGACAGCCGCAGCTTCGTCTGCCTCGGCTGCATCCAGCTCGGCCTCAAGCGCCAGCAGCTCGGCCAGCACAGCAACGACCCAGGCATCCAACGCTAGCACCTCGGCTACCAATGCCGCTAACAGCGCAAGCGCAGCATCTACGTCAGCTACTAATGCAGCCAGTTCTGTCAGCACGGCGGCAACGCAGGCCAGCAATGCCAGCACATCAGCGACTAACGCTGCAAGCTCCGCATCTGCCGCCAGTACGTCAGCATCGAATGCTGCGACCAGCGCGACCAATGCGTCTAACAGCGCATCTGCTGCTGCAACCAGCGCATCCAATGCGGCGACAAGTGAAACAAATGCAGCGAACTCTGCTTCTGCTGCGGCTGCCTCTGCGGCTTCAGCGGCCAATACCTTCGACAGCTTCGATGACCGATACCTCGGCACCAAGGCAAGCAACCCAACACTCGACAACGACGGCAATGCGCTGTTAGCTGGTGCGCTGTACTTCAGCACATCTGAAAACATCATGAAGGTGTACGACGGTGCGAGCTGGATTGCTGCAACGTCAGCAGGTAATGTCAGCTTCTTGCGCTTCAGGTACGTCGCCACCTCCGGTCAGACCACCTTCTCGGGTAGCGACTCCAACAGCGCGACACTGACCTACACGGTCAACAACATCGTGGTGTTCTTGAACGGTGTTTCGCTGGATCAGACCGAGTACACAGCAACCAGCGGCACCAGCGTTGTGCTGGGTGCTGGCGCTGCGTTGAATGATGAGCTGGTGATTGTCGCCTTCAAGTCGTTTGTGACTGCTGACATGGTGCCTGCATCAACCGGTGGCACCTACGCTGGTGCTGTTCGCTTTGCTGCTGGCTCGGCCTCGGTGCCGTCGATCTCGGTGAGTGGCGATACCAACACGGGCATCTTCTACCCTGCTGCGGATACGATTGCGTTTGCAGAGGGTGGAGCAGAAGCCTTACGGATTAATTCTTCAGGCACAGTCGTTTTATCGGGTGGAGATACATCGGCTAACGGCACAGGCATCACTTTCCCTGCTACGCAATCAGCATCGTCTAATGCGAATACGCTGGATGACTATGAGGAAGGTACGTTTACGCCAACTATTGTTTATTCAGGTACAAATACCCCAACATACAGTGGTGGCGGTCAATTAGGAAGATACACAAAAATAGGCAGAATTGTCGAAATACAAATATATTTAAGTTGGAACGAAAACGGTTCAACAGGAAATGTAACTGTGGGCGCACTTCCTTTTACCTCGGTAACTTCAAACGCTAGGGCTGTCCCATCAATTTTGTCTTTTGGATTGACTGGATTACCAACTAATATATCTGTAACAGGCTTTGTTAATAGCAATGCTACAACAATTTTACTTTGTTTAAATGATAACGCTGCCACAGTATTAACGGCAACTTACACAGATAATGACCAAGATATTTATTTAACGGTAACTTATGAAGCAGCTTAACTAGACCAGATTAGTCTAGTCGGACTTTTGAAAGGAAACAAACATGGCTATTACTAAAGAAACCGTTGTGGATCAAATTACAGTTTGTGAGAACGGCATTGTGCTGTACCGCGAAGCTACACGCATCATTGAAGATGGCAAGGTACTGACACAGACGTATCACAGGACTTCTCTGACACCGGGGCAAGACCTTGAGGGTCAGCCTGCTAACGTGGCCGCCATCGCACAAGTAGCATGGACTCCTGAAGTAATCGCGGCGTATCAAGCACAGCAAGCAGCCGCATTAGGGGGTGCATAATGCCACGATCCAGAGAACTAGCAGAACTTGCCACTAGCTATGACAGCGGTGGCTCACTTGGTTTCCGTAACCGCATCATCTGACATGGGCTACGGGCGTATTTACTTGGTGACCAATAAGATCAACGGCAAGCAGTACGTTGGTCAGACTGTGACGAAACATTCTCGCCACGGTCATGGTCATGCCATAAAAGACGCTTATAAAAAGTATGGTCATTCTCTCTTTGAATACACATATTTAACTGAAGGTGATTTGTCACAGACCCAGCTTGACTTCTTTGAGAAGTTTTGGATTGATGTGTTTGATTGTTTGGCACCGAATGGCTACAACCTTGAAAGTGGAGGTAGGTGGGGAAAATATGTTTACCATGCGCCAAATAAAGGACTCAAAGCCTCTCAGGAAACTCGTCAAAAGATGAGTGAGTCTCAAAGAAAATATTGGTCTTCATTGGCTGTTCATCCAAACTTAAACAAAAAAGCATCTAAAGAAACAAGAGAGAAAATGAGTAAGTCTCGCATGGGCCGAGTTCAAAGCGAACAAGAGCGGCTAAAGAGAAGTAATTCAATACGTGCTTGGCACGCTAAGCGAAGGAGTGAAGCATGAGTAGATCGCGAGAATTGTCTGAGCTTGCAACGGCTTACGATAGTGGAAGTCCGTTCGGGTTTCGCAATAGAATAATAAATGGAGACTGTAGGATCGATCAGCGTAATGCTGGGGCGGCTTCCGCAAACACTATCAATGGTTATTTTATTGATCGTTGGATGGTTCTGCAAACTGCCACAAACGGAAAAATTATTGCTCAACAAAATGCTGGAAGCTTAAGCGCAGCTAATAGACCGGCGGGGTTTACAAATTATCTTGGAATCACATCGCAATCCGCATACTCAATCACATCTAGCGATAATTTTTCTGTCTTGCAACAAATTGAAGGGTTTAATGTTGCTGACTTAGGGTGGGGAACTGCAAATGCACAAACAGTCACTCTTTCTTTTTTGGTTCGTTCAAGTCTGACAGGAACATTTGGCGGTGCTTTTTCAAATGCAGGTGTGACTCGGTCATACCCATTTAGCTACACAATTAGTTCTGCAAATACTTGGGAGTTGAAATCTGTCACAGTGGCAGGAGACACAAGCGGGACATGGGCTACTGATAACACTTGCGGAATTCGAGTCTGGTTTGGGTTGGGGGCTGGCAGCACATACTCAGGAACTGCGGGTGCTTGGGCTGCTGCCGACCTTCGATCAGCCACAGGCGCAGTATCTGTAGTCGGAACCAACGGCGCAACCTTCTACATCACCGGCGTACAACTAGAAGCTGGCTCAGTAGCAACACCATTTGAGCGCAGAGATTATGGGCGTGAGTTGATTATGTGCCAGCGGTATTATGAAGAAATCGGGCGCGGAGCAGTTAGTTCGTTAGCAATGCACGCATATGGATTAAACGGACAGACTGTTGCAACTTGGTATCCGTTTGCAGTCACAAAACGTGCTGCACCAACTTTAACAGTTGTTGGAACTTTTTTAGCCACTAGTTGTGGACAACCTGTTCTTGATGCAGCGACTGTTTCTGGTTTTCGCAGGTATCAGACTGCTTCCGCAAACGCGGTAACACAGTCAGAAGCAAACGACACTGGCGATTACTTTACAGCTTCAGCGGAGCTTTAATCATGTATCAAATTTATAAAGACCCTACGAAAAAAAGTGAGGCTGGAATCAAACGCTTAACTGACAACGCATTCATCCCAATGGACGAAGCCAACACCGACTATCAAGCCTATCTAAAGTTCTTGGAAGAAGGCGGTCAACCATTGCCAGCAGATGAAGGAGAAGCATAATGCCCGACTGGTTGACCAACGTCGGCGTGGGCATTGCTGCTGCCGGTGCTGGTGCATACGGTATGTACCAGAAGATCATGGCCGACAGTCGCAGCAACAAAGCTGCTGATGTTACCGACGCTGCTTGGCAGCAGGTGATCGCTACCCTGCGCGAGGAAGTGTCACGCCTGTCTGATCGGCTTGCTACAGTCGAAGAGCAGAACCGCAAGTGCGAAGAAGCTAACGATGCCTTGCGCGAAGAGATCATTGCAATGAAAAAGCAGCTCCACCTGTTCTGATGTTGTGCTTGACCCGATCACAATTGCTGCGGCATACAAGGCCTGTACCACAGCAATCGATCTTGCCAAGAAGGGTGTAGACCTTTACAAGCAGATCAAGAATACCAGCGGGGATGTCAGCGACGTACTGAAAGACCTGCGAGAGCAGTACAACAGAATAGCCAGCCCGAGTAAGGAGCAGACGAAGCAGTACAACGAAGAGGTTAAGCGAGTGCAGGAGGTGGCGAAGGCCACGCCGGATGATGTGCTGAATGACATTTGGTCAAACCTTGGCAACTTCATTGACCAGTACGAGGCGCTTGCAAAGATATATGTGCAGAGCGAGGCAGCAGCGAAAGAAGTTTATAAGGGTGATTTATCGCTAGGTCGCAGGGCTCTGGAGCGCATCAGGCTGGAGTCTAAACTGGACGAGATGCTGGCGCAGGTGCGAGAGCAGATGGTCTACAACACGCCACCAGAGCTGGGGTCTGTGTGGTCAAGGTTTGAGAAGGCATGGCACGACATACAGAACGAGCAGGCTGATGCACTAGCAATCGAAACGAGAAAGTTACAGGCGGCTAGATGGCAACGAAGGGCAGCAATAAATCGGCTCAAGGCGCGTCTGGTATGGATTGGGGCAGTCGTGTTCGTAATAGCGTGGGCGGTGGGTCTAATGTGGCTAATAACGAGAAGCGCGATTCAGAGGATGTACCTTGGTCTTTGATTGTGACGGTCATGGCATTGCTGCTAACCTTCTTCATTGTCATGCCTATCCTTGGGGTGATGTACTACGATATGTTCA